TAGCGAGAATCTGGCCTGCCCCCAATGTAGACGGGTACAAGCTGGTGTATTGGAAACTCCGTAGAATGGACGATACCGGTTCCGCAGGTACGAATACCGCCGATATGCCGTTCAGATTTGTCCCCGCTTTGATCGCTGGGTTGGCATACTATCTCTCTATCAAGACTCCTGAAGCTGAAGGGCGAATCCCGATGCTGAAACAGATATACGACGAAGCCTTCCAGTTAGCCGCAGACGAAGATAGGCAGAGAGCTTCGGTAAGATTTGTTCCCGCTATCAGCTATGTAGGAGGCGGAGGCTGGTAAATGGCTCAACGGTTTGCTAGTGAGAAAAAGGCGTTTGGCTTCTGTGATCGTTGTACCTTTCGCTATCCACTGAAAAAACTCAAGCAGTATGTGGTTTTCGGCAAGATCATCAATCAGAGAGTTTGCCCTACCTGTTGGGAGGCAGACCAGCCGCAATTATGGGTCGGAGTTATAGGCGCACAGAAGGTAGCTAACGATCCGCAGGCACTGCGTAATCCAAGACCTGATACCAATTTGAACGATTCCAGAGGGTTATTTGCATGGAATCCTATCGCTTCACAACAGGCCGATTTTACGCTTAACAGCGTTTTTGTTACAATTAGCTAGAGGTTACAGATGAAACACGAAGACGTTTCTCAGGATAAGAAAATGATTAAGAAGGCTATGGGCATGCACGATGACCAATTGCATGAAGGAAAAAAGACACGCCTAAAGGGTCTCAAGAAAGGTGGAGTCACCTCTGCTGAAATGAAAAAGATGGGCCGGAATATGGCTCGTGCCAAGAACCAAAAGAGTAAGTAATCATGAGTACACGTAAAACGGGCGGTACCGCCGAAAAAGTCCCGACTCCAAACACCGCTGGCTACCCAAATGAGAAGCCCAACACTCAGACCGTAAAAGTACGCGGCACGGGTGCAGCCGTCAAAGGCGATAAGTCTTCTACCAAGCTGGGTTAAAAAGTTAAGGGATATTTGACATGAGCCTGACGTACCAGCAGCTTTACGATGCCATTCAGCAATATAGTGAAGTTGACGAGCCCACGTTCAACGCAAACATCCCTAACTTTGTAAAGAATACAGAGCTACTGGTCAACAACACCGTTCAACTCCCAGCATTCAGACGTAATGTTACGGGCGAAGCCACTCAGTTGTTTCAGTACCTCAACATGCCATCAGACTTTTTGTCTGTGTTTTCAATGGCAACCATTGACGCTAGCGGTAACTACACTTACCTCCTGCAGAAAGATGTGAACTACATCCGTGAAGCCTACCCGTTTCCAACGGCTATCGGTGAGCCAAAATACTACGGTCTGTTTAGTTCTACTGCGTTTATTCTAGGCCCGACTCCAGACGTGAATTACACGATGGAGCTTCATTACTACGCGGCTCCGCAGTCTATTGTTGACGCAGGGACTAGCTGGTTGGGCCAGAACTACCCCTCTGTGCTGCTCTGGGGCTCTTTGGTAGAAGCCTCTGTCTTTCTGAAAGGCGAAGCGGATATGACGCAGAACTACCAGAACAAGTATAATGAAGCGATGGAACTCCTGAAAACGTTAGGAGATTCGAAAAATAGGATTGATAACTTCAGGACCGAGCAAACAAGAATTCTTCCTGTACCATAACCATGCAAACGGCGGTATATAAAATACAAAACGCAATAGACGGGAAGCTGTACTTTGGGCTTAGCTCCTATCCCGCAGCAAGATGGTCAACCCATAAACGTAGGGCGAAAGACGGATATAAGTCTAAGCTATGCTCTGCTATGCGTAAGTACGGGATTGAGAACTTTTCATTTGAGATATTACATTTATGTGCTACTCGTGGCGATGCTAATGAGTTAGAGCACTTTCTTATAGAAGAAGTAGGTACTAGGCATTGGGGGTACAATATAAGAGAAGGTGGGGATAGCGGCTCCCTTGCGGAAGAGACAAAGATTAAGATAGGCCTACTTGGGTTGGGTAGAAAAGTCTCCGAAGAAACGAGAACTAAAATAAGCGAAAGCCTTACAGGGTATAAAAGACCCCCTATGGCTGAAAGCACTAAGCGTAGGTTATCCAAGCGTTTTAAGGGATGTACGCATTCGCTTGAGGCCGTAGAAAAGATAAGGCGAGCTAGCACAGGCAGGAAGTATCCTAACAGAAAGCCGCATAGCGAAGAAACTTACCTTAAAGCAGGGAATGCCATAAGCGCTACAAGACGAAAGAGGGCTAAGCGCGTACAATGTATAGAGACGGGTGTAATTTACGAATGCGCTAGAGATGCCGCTACGTCTTGTGGAGTCAGCGAAGCCCTCATTTCAATGCACTGTAATGGCAAATTACGTGGCGGTAAAAGCAAAAAAGGCTTATCATTTAGGTATAGTACAATGAACGAAGAAAACGAAGCGAACCAGAATATAGAATTTACCCTCAATAGTGTCGCTGTAATGGCAGATCACTTTGAGCCCGACGCAGAATTTGAAATTTCCGAAGAGGTATAAATCATGGCGATCACCCAAGCCTTAGCATCAGCGTTCAAAAGTGAGGTTCTACAAGGCATTCATAACTTCGCCGCTGCGGGTGGCGATACCTTCAAACTTGCTCTTTACACTTCGGCAGCTAACCTAGACTCCGCGACTACGGTCTATACGACTTCTGGGGAATCTTCAGGACCGGGGTATACGGCGGGTGGGCAGACGCTGACTAATGTAGGTGTGAGTCTCTCGGGCACCACCGCATTTCTGGATTTTGATGACGTGACATGGACCTCTGCTTCTATCTCTGCGGCGGGCGCTCTGATTTACAATTCTACTGATTCCAATAAGGCAGTAGCGATTCTGAGCTTCGGAGGGACGTACACCTCTACTAACGGCAATTTCCAAGTGACTTTCCCTGCTAACACTAGCAGCACCGCAATCATTATCCTGAGTTAAGGGAGCAGCACCGTGCCTAAGATGCAAAATCGGGTCCAAGAGACCACTACTACTGGCGGTACCGGCACGATTACTTTGGCTGGTGCTGTTACTGGGTACATTACATTTGCTGCGGGATTCACTACGGGCGATGTGCTCTTTTACACTATAGATAACGGCATTGGCGAGTGGGAAATTGGCATAGGTACCCTTGTTACTACAGGTACACTATCTCGTACTACGGTCATCGCCTCGTCTAATAGCGGTGCGCTAGTCAACTTTTCTTCTGGTACTAAACGAGTATTTTGCTCCGCGCCCACGCGCTCACTGGTCCCCGACCAAGACAGCAAAAGCGGCTACGTCCTCACTACAGACGGCACGAACCCAAGCTGGACTCAGACGCTAAACAGCGTCAACATCGGCAACACAACCGCAGGCACAGGGGCCTTTACTACTCTTTCGGCTTCCTCTACCGTCTCTGGTACTGGCTTTAGTAACTATCTCGCTTCTCCTCCTGCTATCGGCGGCTCATCCCCTGCGGCGGGTAACTTCACCAACCTCTCTTATACCGGCACGCTCACGGGCGGCACGGGCGTTATCGCCATCGGCACTAACCAGATATACAAGGACGCGTCTGGGAATGTGGGGATTGGGACGAGTTCGCCAGCGGCAACTCTTGATATTAGAGCTTCATCCTCAGGCGTAAGAATAGGGAATTACAATTTTGCCGGTATTAACATCTTCGGATCATCTGTAAATACTTCTGGCGTGTATCTAGGCTTAGATTCAGGTGGAGGGTTTGTTACCAATGTCCGCGATGCTGGATATTTGGCTTATAGCACCAACAACACAGAGCGCCTCCGCATCTCCTCAACCGGCGTAGTCACCATCGGCAGCGCCATCAGCCTCGACCCCACGACAGCGAACTCCTTGGTGGTAAATAGTAGCGGGAACGTGGGGATTGGGACGGCTTCGCCGGGGATGAAGCTGGATATAGCAGGGATTTCTGGATGGCAAGGCGGTACAACTGGGCAAGTGGCGCAAATAACGGGGCAATCTAGTGGCGCAAATGGCGGGGGGAACTTGCGCGTCAACTCTAACAATAGTCAAGCAGCCGATGCTGGTGGCTCAATTACATTGGGCGGCTATTATATTGGAACGGCTAACTCTATTGATTTCGCTCAAATTATTGGCGCAAAAGAAAACGCAACTTCTGGAAATGCTGCTGGATATTTAGCCTTTGCTACAAGAGCAAATGGTGGCAATACCACAGAACGCGCCCGCATCACATCGGCGGGGGAATTACTTATCGGAACGACAACCGATAATGGCGCGTATCTTTTGCAAGTTAATTCTCAAATATGGGCAACAAACGCCACTATCGCCACATCCGATGCTAGGCTCAAAGAAAACGTAACACCAATAGAAAACGCCCTTTCTGCCATTAGTAAAATGGAGCCAGTCGCGTTTGATTTTATACAAGGCACTGATTACAACCTAGATAGCGCAAGGCAAACAGGATTCATTGCTCAGGACTTACAAGCGGCTATTGCTAATGAAGAATATGCTGATTGCGTCGTGAAGGAGTGTGGTCCGTATCTTGGTGTGGCCTACGAAAAACTAATCCCCGTGCTAGTCAAATCCATACAAGAACTCCACGCCGAAATCGAATCACTCAAACAGAGGATTAACTAATGGCCGATTACAAAGAAACTGACGTATCCGGGGTCGCATGGCAACGGGCGTATCAAATCCTGATCCTGAACCCACTGGACCAACCAGCGACGGTGCGGTACGACGAAGAGCAAGTGATTAACCTCAACGATGAGCAGATCAAGCAATTCGTAGGAAATTTGGGATACACGGTAGACCCGCTCGGCATCATCGAACTCCGTGATCCAGAAACCTTGGAACTGACCGGCGAAACGATCCCGGTGGCGACGGTGCATGAAGCGCTCTTCTCAGACTACATTAACAGAGCGATGGCTCGTGACGACGGGGCTAACTTGGTCCCTCCTGTTGAGCCGGAAGAATAAAACCTGCTACACTACGCGCTCCTATCAACAACAACTCATAGACAACTATGCAGCCTAAAATTGAAATCAGTGTAGAGCTTTTGAACGCGATCCTGAACTATCTGGGCACCAAGCCTTTTGTGGAAGTCGCAGGACTCATCAATGGCATTCAGGAGCAGGCCAAGGGGCAGTTGCCACAGGAAGAAACCGAAGCAGCGGAGTAAGGTTATGGGTGTAACGGTTGCATTGACTAGCGAGGAAGTCGAAGACTTGGTATTCCTGTTGAAAGACAGACCCGAGCTAAAACCTCTTCTCGACAAGCTCAAACCTAGCATTACCAATGCCGTTACACCCAACTCTCCACCCAAACCAAAATTCCAGCTAGGGGCTACATCGCTAGCGCGTCTTAAAGGTGTACATCCTGATTTGGTTAAAGTGGTCAGGAGAGCGATTGAATTGACTCCCATTGACTTCACAGTGCTGGAAGGGCTCCGAACTAAGGAGCGGCAGAAACAGCTTGTCGCCAAGGGCGCAAGCAAAACCATGAACAGTTTCCACATCACGGGCCATGCAGTAGATATCGCTCCGCTCGTAGATGGCAAAGTAACTTGGGATTGGAAGTATTATTTTCCGGTAGCTGAAGCTATGCGGCAAGCTGCGAAAGAATTGAATGTTCGGGTTAAGTGGGGCGCAAACTGGAAGTACCTGAATGACTCTTCGCACAAACTAGGGCCAGCGGACATGTCTAAATCTTTTCCTGACGGACCCCACTTCCAACTAGCGAAAATATGAAACCCCGCAACCCCAAAGACAAGACCCCTGTTGAGCTATTAGCCGAAGGGCTGGTATATGCCTGTCTAACGGTATCGTTTCTGGTGGTGTTTATGTATGGTGTTGTGACTTACTTTTGGGATTAGGAGAATACAATGGGTGCTTTAGTAGACAGATTTGGTATTGCATTAGGCGAGGCGAGTACGTGGCGCGGGATTGTAATGCTGTTGAC